TTACGCGGGCGTTTCTGGCTTGTTCCGGGCAGCGACTCGGATTGCCGCAACGGTGCGTGTTTTCTCCAGCGTTTTCCGGCTGTAGATCGCCGTCGTCGAGGCCTGAGAGTGATTCGCATGATGGCGAAGCGTCTCCAGGTCAACGCCTGCGTCGGACCCTTCTGTCACCCCGCCGGCGCGGCTGTCGCGGTTCCAAACCGTAACCGGCACGCCCGCCTTCGTCGCGATGGCTCGCCACATCTGGTAGAAGTTTCGATAGCGGTAGGGCAGCCCAGTAGTCTCGTTGATGATGACCGGGCCGATTCGCTTGTCGGCCGCAACAAGGTCGAGGCACTGCGCGACGAGCGGATAGGCCTTCGTGTCGTGAACGGCTTCCTGGCCGGTCTTCGTGGTCTTCTTCCGGAGAATGCCCTCGGCGTCGATCTCGCTCCAAACGAGGCCGCCCGACCAGCGACGTCCGCGGCTGATGATGCCGCTGGCTCCACGCTCGCACTTATCCCATCTCCCGATCACGTCGATCTGCCGAAGGGTCAGGTCGAATTGGAGGGCTTGGGCGATGGCGATGCTGGGCCGCCCGAGCTCGATCGCCTTGGCGATTATCGCGGCCGACTGCTCGAAGGTCACAAAGACCTCACGCGCGCCCGGCGATTCGAAGCGCATGTTGCTCAGTATCGTCGCGAGGCGGACGCATTCCTTCACGTCGACCGTCACGCCGAATTTCACCGCGATGCGTAAGAGCTGCATCGCCTTGAAGGCGCGCCGGATGCGCTCGGGGCCGACCGGATCGCCGTCCTTCTTCGGTGGCGCCGGCTCGCGCAGCTTCTTGTACCAGCGGCGGAAGTCGTTTCCGTTCAAGCGCGCGAGCTGTCGATCGCCGACCGTCTTCTCCAGGAGATCGAGCGACTCATCGTACATGGCACGCGAGTTCGGTTTGAGGTCGTGGTACGGGCTGTCGGGGTTCTTGCGATAGAGCGTCGTCAGCGCCTTGATCGTGCCCTCGAAGCGGCAGGGGCGTGGGTCGTCCTTGTCGCTCAACCACTCCAAGAACTCGGCCGTGTACCGGGCGCACAGCGCGGCGATCTCGGTTTCGTCGGTGGCATGGATGCGGATCGTTGGCGTCTGGTAACCCTCCGATCGGCGCGAGATCGCGCGGGCGACCCAATAGAGCGCTTGGCCGTTCGCCCGCTTCCTGCGCTGCAGGCCGGGAATGTCTTGCTTCACCAGTTTTCCTTTCCATCAAGCTGCAACGGGGCATCGCCCCCCCCGGCATCCTGATGGACATTGTGGCGGCGGTCGAGGAAGGACCGGCAGGCAGGCCAGTAGCGCTTGTCCTCAAAGAGAGGGTCGGGCTGGGGGAAGCCAGACTTCTCTAGCGTCTTGGCGATCGCTGAAAAGAGATTCGGCTTCACGCCGAGGCGCATGGCGATCTCACGATCGTCGAGGAACAGCTTCTCCGTCATCCGCAAAGCCCCCACTCGTTGCAGGCCGTGCCAATGTCGCGGGCAAGAAGGCTGTACTGGCGCCCGCCGCGATCCGTCTTCGCCCACTCGACCATGCGGCGGACGCCGAAGCGCTTGATGAAATCGGTATGGCTAACATGGTGTGCCGGCTGGCCAGCTTCGACGGAGATCATGTTGAACTCCGCCAACATGACTGGATCGTTCACGAGGGCGAAAAACCCAGCGTATCCACGTTTTGAGGCTTCGGAGACGAGGCCTTCCCATTCTTCAAGCCGATCAATCTGCTCGGGAAAGACACGATCCACGAGCGCCAGCTCGCCCTTCGTGCAGTTGATGCACGGGAAGCATCCGACGCGGCTCAGGCCCCAGCCGTAGAGCGGGTTCGGCTCGACGCCGTGCCGTCTTGCGATGGCGAACACCTCTTCGACGCTCGCGACGCGCAGGAGTGGCCGATAGACGAACAGGCGCCCCGGTAGATCCTCATGCGCGTTCAGTCTCTGGAGGGGCGGCAACCCCCGCCGGACGATGCTCTCCGCTGCGCGCACGCCCTGCCAGGAGATCACCGTCTCACCGGTGGCCAACATCGGACGGGTCACATGCCGGTCGATCGGCTGCACCTTCAGCTCGAACGTGCAGAACTGGGCCTTCCGGCTTGGGAAGCGGCCCTTCCAGAGGCATAGGTCGAGAAAGGGATTGCCGGTCGGATGCAGCACGGCAAGCGCGCGTGCGACCAGATCCTCGGGAACGCCGTGAGCTGCCCAGTTGCGTTCGATGAAGCGGCGCTTGCCTGCGATCCGGTCGGCGAAGTTGGCCTTAACCCATTCAACTGGCGGACCGCCTGTCTTCTCGTGCAGTCGGTTCACGGCCTCATAAGTCGCCGGGTGCTCGTTGCCGGTGTCAGCTGCTACTGCGCGAAACGGCACGCCTCGCTCGATCGCCCGGCAGTAGGTGGCAGTGCTGTCTTTGCCGCCGGAGACGGATACAACGTGCAGCATCAGTTGGTTTCCATCGCGGCCACGATGCGGCGGCCGGCAGGGGTGATTTTCAGGGCGGGGGTGCGGGGCTCGTAGTCGGTTCGAGCGAGGCCGTGCAGGCGGAGGATGGCGGCGTTCTGGCCGGTGATGCGCGCGGCCGGGGTGCGCCAGTCGTTCTTGAAACGGGGCATGCCCCACGGGCGCGCGGCCTCGAGCTTGGCGAGATCCTTTCGCATCTGCGCCGTCACAGGCGGGGCCCCGAGGTCGAAGAGCGGGATCTGTTCGGCCGCACGCATTGGTCAGGCGTCCGTTGGGGCGTCGAGGCCCTGCAGGTAGCCGCTGGCGCGCAGCGTTGCGGCGATGGCATCAGCGTCGCGCTCGGCCCGATCCATCGCGCCTGGCCGGCTGGCGTAATCTTCCAGCGAGACGAGGATCGTCGTCGTTGCCTGGTCCAGCGGCGAGCCGTCGCCGATCACAAGGTAAGCCGCGTCGATCAGCCGACGCAGCAGGCAGTAAAGGGCAAGGCCGAAGCCGGCGACGGGTGCATTGACCCGGCGCGCCGGCGCGAAGGCCTCAATATCGGCACGCAAGACGCGGCGCGACAGCTGCTGCTGTTCGGACCAGAGCAAGCCCGCGATCGTGTCGCGACGCGCCTCGGCCAACCGTGCGAGGACGACCCTGACCTCCGCGTCGGTCGGGTCGCTGGCGCCGACCTCGACGACGTGGGCGAGCTGGTCGATGAAGATAACCTGCTCGGCGCGCTGGCGCTCGGTGAGGTGGCGGGTCATGACAGCGCCCGCTCCACGTCTTTCGCCAAGCGTGTGACGTCGACCGCTGGGCGGTTCGCGAGCATCAGTCCTTCGAAGTCGATGAAGGCAATGAGATCGCCGTGATAGTTCTCGACGTCGGCGCCCTGCTGGCGCAGAGCTTCGGCAAGGGCGTCTTCGATACGGCGGATTCGGTCGAGAACGGGCGTGGCGCTCATCGTCACACCCTCATCGGCATCAGCACGACGAGGCGGCTCGCGTCGGCGGGGTTGGTGATCAGCGCGGGGGAGCCGGCGTCGCCGAGGGCGAAGCGGAGAGTCTCGGCCTCGAAGGTCGCGAGCACGTCGACGACGTATTTCGCGTTGAAGCCGATCTCGAGCGCGAAGTCCCCGGCGGACTGGATCGTGAGTTCCTCGCGCGCCTCGCCGGCGTCGGGTGAGCGGACGGTGAGGTCGAGCCGCTCGTTGTCGATGCCGAAGGTCGCGGCGCGGCCGCGCTCCGACGACACAGTGGACACACGGTCGACCGCGGCGCGCAGCGCGGCAGGCGATACAATGAAGCTGTTCGGGTTGCCGCCCGGGATGACGCGCGTGTAGTCCGGAAAGGTGCCGTCGATCAGCTTCGACACCAGGCGGAATCCGCCGGCGGAGAACATCACCTTGAACTCGTCGCAGGTGATCGCGACGCGCTCGCCCTCCGGGCACCACTCGGCCATCGACTTGAACAGGCGAAGCGTTTTGTTGTGGACGATCACGCCTTTCATCTCGGCGATCTCGCCCTCGACGCCCTGCACGAGCTTCGACAGGCGATGCCCATCGGTCGCAACGGCCGCGAGCTTGTGGACGCCGTCGACCTCGACCGGGTGCAGATAGACGCCGTTGAGGTAGTAGCGGGTCTCCTCGGTCGACGTCGCGAAGCCGACGTCCGACAGGATCGCGGTGAGCGAACCCGGCCAGACCTCGAACTCGGACGCCTGCTTGGCATTCACGCCGGTGATGTCGGGGAAGTCCTCCGGCGGCAGCTCGTTGAGGTTGAATCGCGCCTTGCCGCTGGTGATGGTCGCGAAGCGTCCGTCGTTGGCGAAGCGCACGTCGCCCTTGCCGAGCTTGCGGAGGATGTCCTTCAGCAGCCCGGCGGGAACGGTGGTCGATCCGGGGACCGACACGTCGGCCGCACCGGGATCGGCTTCCATCCGGATCCAGATATCGAGGTCGGTGCCTTCGACGGAGAGCGAGCCGTCGCCGTTCGCCGAAACCAGGACGTTGGACAGGATGGGGATCGTGTTGCGCTTCTCGATCACGAGCTCGACGCGCGAGACGAGGCGGAGAAGAACGTCTTGGGGAACGGTGAAGGCGACGGACATCGATCAGGCTCCGCCGGCGCCGGTCAGGATGCGGCCGTCGGCCAACATCTCGGGGGCGCCCTCGTAAACCGGCAGGCCGGTCTTCTCGCGGACCTCGTCCTTCGCGAGCTTCACCGCTTCGGCGACGAGGCGATCGACGCGGAAGAGCTTGTAGGTCCAGACGATCGCGCCGCCGATGAGGCGATAGCGCAGGCGGACGGGGATCGTGATCGGCTCTTCGTTGTAGAAAAGCGGGATCGACAGGGCGAAGGCGCCCGGCACGGTGATGGGCGCGCCGTCTCGACCGGTGTGACTTTCCTCGAAGCTGATCTTCGCCTCGCCCGACTGAAGCTTGATGTTTTGCTTCACCTTGCCGCCGACGTTGATTTCGAGGCCGCGGGCGAGTTCGAATATCTGGATGGGCGAGCCGATGCGGTCGACCTGGAGTTCGCGGGCGTGGTGCGCGTTCTCGGCCTCGACGAGCGCGATCATGTCGGGCGCGCGCTCCTCGACGAACTCGGCGAACTCGGCCTGGTCCATCGGCTTGCCGTCGTGCGCGAGCCAGGTCCTCCACTCGTCGGAGAAGGGGAAGGCGTAGTGCAGGCGGTGCTTGCCCCAGTTGGCGTCACCACGGCCGTCGCGCCGCGCCAGGTCGTGATAGTCGACGACGGCCGTCAGCGAAGGCTTCTTCCAGTCCGAGATCGCGAAGACGACGGACGATTCCAGCTTCTGCCGGTTGAGGAGGTCGATCAGGCTTGCGACGTCGCCGACCTGAGCCACGCCTCGGCGGAACTCGGGATAGAGGCGGTACTCGTCGGCGAGCGCCTTGATGCTGCGTACCTCGGGCTTGTCGCCGTGAACGACGGCCACGGGGAAGCTGTCAGGCAGGCCCAGCAGCTCGGCGGGGGTGTCGATCCATTCGATCTCGACACCCGTGGCGCGACTGCCGAGCGATGCGAGCTTCTCGACCGCGTCGCCGTCGATGCGGATGGTCTCCAGCCGCAGGGCTTCGCCGACGATCGGTTCGTTCATCGGCGTGGGCGTGGTGGTCTCGGCCATGGTGGCCTCCTCTCAGGTTGGCAGGCGGGAAGGGGTCAGCCGAACTCGCGGTCGCTGGCGTCGCGGGGGCCGGAGAACATGTCGGTCTGACGGGGATGCTGGGTAGAAAGCTCGCCGTCCTCGGTCACCCAGAAGGTGGACGGGCCGAACTCCTCCTTGGGCTTCTTCGAGGTGAGTTCGGGCGTGATCGTCACCATGCCGGCCTCGACCTTCAGCGCCATCTTCACCGTAACGTGGCCGGACGCCTTGCCCTTCGGGCCGGCACTCTCAGCCAGTGCGCGCAGCGTGTCGGACAGTTCATGCTGCAGCTTGCCGACGAACTCGCCGCCTTCCAGCATTCCGAGCAACACCTGCGGCTCGCGGACGATCTTCATGGACTTCCTCCTGTCAGGCCGTCAGCGCGGCGGGTTCGGTGAGGGGGCAGAGACGGGCGAGGGCTCCGCGGAAGCGGTCCTCGGCTTCCGGCCAGGCCCAGCACTTGAAGCGGGGGTTGGAGCGGACGACGAGGCGCCGTGCGCCCTCGATGACAGCCGCCCAAGCGCGCGGCGGGCGCGGCATCAGGGCGTCACGCTCCGTGCGCAGCATGCGGACGTCGAACTCATGAACCTCCGCACCTCGCATCTGGAAGCGCGTGTAGGAGAGGCCGGCAGCCTCCATCACGGCCCGGTCGAGCGTCGCTTTGACCTCGGCGATGCCGCGGCGATGGCGAATGCGCAGGGCTTCGGCCGCGAGCGCGTTGATGCCTGCCGAGACCGCCTGACGCGCCATCGCCTCGCCGACGGCCTCCTGCGCCGGGCTCGGCCAGTCGCCGAAGTAGGCCTCGTGCGCATCGTGGAGCAGGCAGAACGCGGCGAGCTCGACGTCGTCGGTCTCGTCGAACGCCGCCTCGGCCATCATCACCGAGTGCTGCGCCACCGAGAGCGGCATCGCCAGCTGCCCGGCGTAGCGGTTCACCGTCGCCAGACCGTGCGCCACCTCGCCGAACAGATGCTCGCGCGCGATCGTCGGCTCGGCGAAGTCGAGCGCACGGCCCGTCAGTGTCTGCGCCCAAGCGGTCATCCGGCGTCGACCGGGTTGAAGTGCGCCTTGCCGGTGTCGGCAGATATTTCGAGACGGAACGGCTTCGCATTACCCCAGTGGTAGGAATGGATGCGAAACTCCGCGACTTCGTTGCGGCGCTCGTCGGCGCTCTGGAAATGACTGATGACCTCAGAGACCGATCCGCCAATGAAGTCGCCGTTCTCGTCGGCAAAGTGATCAGCTTCCGCGCGGATCGGGTCACTTGTGTCCCACGAGCCGTCGGGCTGGACGGTCACGTAGATCGAGTTGAACTCGCGGTAGGGCTTAAACATCATCGTCTCGCCAACGGCGCAGGTCGTCGCCGTCTCGCCGAGTTCCGCGTCGTCGTCGAAGCCGGCGATGACGTAGAGCGTGCTCGCGGGCGCGAGGCCGACGATCCAAGCGCTGGGGCTATCGCGCGGCGGCGGCGTGACCTCGTCCACCAGATGCTTTGGCGTCCACTGCACGACCGGGTTCCAGGCGGCGGCGCTCACTGGGCGCTCCGCTCGGCGACAGCGTTGGCGATCTCGCGGGCCTCGGCGCCGTGCACGCGAAGATCCTCGCGGTTCCAGCCGCGGAGGAGGAGGTCCTCCTCGACGACGCAGGCGGAGGTGCCGGCGATGTCGAGCATGTCGTCGGCGATGCGCCGGGCGACGGGCGAGGGCCCGTCAGCGACAGGGCGCTCCACCTTGGAGGGGATGGCGAGAGCGGCGTGGTGGGCGGCGAATGCCTTGGCGCGCGCGATGATGTGCTGACCTTCGGTCATCGGTCGGTTCCTTTCAGCGGAAGCGGGTGAGCCGCGTTTCGCGGCGGGACTGATGCCGGGCCGTGCGGTCCAGCTTGATGCTGGTGATCCGCTCGCGGTCGCTGAGGCGCGGCTCGCTGCGGTTTTGCGCCTTCCGGCGTGCGTCTTCGGGGCTTTCTGCCTCGACGACGAAGACCTCGCCGGTGTCGAAGTGGACGCGGAAGGTCGGCATCAGTGCGCGCCGATCGGCGGGAAATGACGCGGATCGAGGCTCTCGCCGGCCTCGAGTGCGGCATCGGCGCCGGCACGGGTCAGGCGGAAGATCGTCCAGAACGCGGTGGTCTCGCACTCGACCGCGAGCCCGGCGGCGACCATGCCGAGCCAGACGTCGTAGCTGTGCGCGCCGAGTTGGGGGCGTGCCTCGTTGCGCTGAGAGACCTTCGGCGCAAAGCCAAGGCCGAGCGCCGAGCGCGCCTGGACGCGCTGCTCCGATGTGAGGGCGGCGGTCACAGGGATCCTCCGTCCATGCTCGAAAGCTCGCGACGAAGCGTGGCGAGCTTCGTCTCGGTGTCGGCGATGTCGTAGGACAGCTGGGCGCGTCGCGCCTGATCCTTGTCCGCGGACTGCGTGCGGGCGATGGCGGCGAGCTCGATCAGGCCGGACCCGAGGGCCACACTTTCACCGGGCGTCATCGTGGCGACGTGCCGATCGCGTTCGTCCTCGGCCGACTTCATCTTGAAGAGCATCACGCGACCGGAATGGGCCTCGACACGGAAGTCGGTCATGGCCGGGCCTCGGCGAGCGCGACGCCGTGCGCCACGTCGCGGCCTTCGACGACGATGGCGCTGAGTGCGACGAAGCCGACCATGAACAGGCCGACGGCCGCCAGCGAGCAGAGTTCGCGGAGATAGGCGCGCATCAGCGGAGCCAGTCCGAAACGAACGGGTAGGCGACGATGGCGGCGATCACGACGCAGGCCGAGTAGGCAGCGATCGCCAGCATCGTCGCCGGGTCAAGGCGGCTGGCTTCCGGCCAGAACTCCTCGCGGCCACGGCGTTCCATTTCGCCTGGATCGGCGAAGCCGAAGCCGAGCCCCGACGGATCGCCGAACTCGCGGCGGACGACGTCCTCCGACCAGGCATCAGCCTGATCATAGGTTTCCGACGCGCGCCCTGCCGGCACGGGGGGAACGGTAGGGCGCGCGTCGGCGCCGAGCCGACCGTGGGAGGCAGCGGTCGGCTCGGCGGTCTGCAGAAGGGGGAGGGGCATGGGATGCTCCGATCCAATGAGGATGGAGGCATATTCGAATATCGAACAGATACTCGTCAAGCGCCTTTATTCGAAAAAAGAACAAACCGGCTTATGCACAGCTATTCACAACGATGACGGGTGGACTCTCGGCCTGCAAAGGCGGCACAAGGGAAGGAGAACAAGAGGAGAACAAACGTGACGGCAGACGTTCCCCTACCCACTTCGTTCCGCGTTCACATCCGTTGTTTCAACTGCAAAAAGGACGTGAGACGGACGCTTACGCCAGAGGCTTGCGACGATTCGCCGACGACCGTGGACGAGTTGGTTGAAAGTGGACTGTTGGATAGACAGCGCTTCATATGCCGAGAGTGCGATAGCCCGGTCGGGACCATCGTTGCCGTCAAGGTGCTCGGTGCAATCGCAGCTTAGTTGAACTGGATGTCGTTCACGACGCGTCGAACGACGGCAATGATCTCGACGGTCGTGCCGTCGTCGGCGCTGAGGTCGCGTTCCACAAGGATCGGCTTGTGCTTCCGATTGCTCGACCGCGGATGAAACTCGTAATGGTCGTCGAAGATCTCAAGCTGCTTGACCGACCACTCGCGCATCATCCCGCTATTGTGAGACCGCTCTACCACTACAACGAGGCCATCCCGCAAGGGCTTGAGATGCGCGATGTCCTCGTAAGCGACGGCAATCACCCGGTCGCCTTCCAAAATGGGGCGCGGCTTGAGAGCATTCATCGAGTCCCCAATGACGTCGAACGCCATGATGCGAGCGTTCGGGAAGAGATTATCGGCGGGTAGCGCGATCTCTTCACGCTCGCTGTCATCGATCATATCGTCGACTTCGCGGAACGCTCCAGCCTCAACCCGGCCCACTACGACGACGGACCGCAGTCCCCCACTCTCCCGGACTTCGTCGAAGCTCGGAGCAGATTGGCCGAAGAATGACGCAGCGTCTGCTACCTCTGAGCTGGAGAGCTTTCTCGTCCCGTGAACGATCTTGTTCACCATGGACGGCTTCAAGCCCATGTGACGCGCGAGCTCGGACTGGCTCTTTCCTGACTTGGCCAGCTGCTCGACGAACCAATCGTGATACGGATTGTTGCGCATGTTCGTTTTTCGCACACGATGCGAAAGCTCGTCCTGAGCTAAAATCGAACATGATCGATTGACTTGCTCTGTTCGATTATCGAATATCTGCGCATGCATCATGAACCCGCCGCTACGATCATCGCGAAATTCGGAGGCATCCGCGAGGTGGCTTCGATCGTCGACGTCAACGTGCACACCGTCACGAAGTGGCGCCTGTCGAAAGACAAGGGCGGCACTGGCGGTTCGGTGCCGCATTGGCATGTGCCGAAATTGATTGCCGAGGCCGAGAGCCGTGGCGTTGATCTCACGTATTCCGATTTCTTCGCGCCTTCCATGGCCGCCCCCTCGTCTGATGATGGCAAGAATGGGGCGGATGCGCCGGTGTGTCATGTAAACCCGGCGGCGTCGGCTTCACCCGTGAGGGCCGTGTCGTGAGCCGTCGCCCGTCGTCCGAGACCATGCGCAACGGGTTGAAGCTCGCCACGCGGCTGTCGCTGACCGCCGCGGGCGGTGCGGCCGCGCTGGTGCGAGAGAGGCTGGTTCGGGTCGGCGAAGCGGCTCTGTCGTTCGCGTGCTCGCCGCACGTGGATCACGAGGAGCGGTTCGTGGCGCTCGACGTGGCGCTCGATCTCGATTTCCTCGCGGGCGAGCCGCTGCATGCCCGCGCGCTGGCCGCCGCGCAGGGCTACGAGTTGCGCCTGCTCGAGCGCTCCGCGTCGGCGGGCGTCTTCGGCCATTCCGACATCCGGAACCTCACGCGCGAGTTCGCCGACCTGCAGGACACGATGTTCGCGGCGCTCGACGACGGCACCATCTGCCGGAAGGACCGCGAGGCGATCCTTGCCGAGCTCGCCGACGTCGAGCGCATGGCCGCCGCGATCCGCGCCAAGGTGGAAGCTTCGGCATGACCGGCGCCCGCACTGCAACCTTGGCCGACGATATCCTCGGCGTCCTACGCGTACGCAACTCCGCCGGCGGAATGACGTACTACGTGGCCAACGTACTCCGCTCGACTCCGCGCGATCGTGACACTCACACCCGACGCCCCGGCATCTCGACGGCCACCGTGCGGCGTGAGCTTGAGCGTTTGGAAAAGGCCGGGAAGGTCAAGCGCGTCCAAACCGTTTATCAGCGCATGATCTGTTGGGCGCTCGCATGACCGGCGCCCGCACGTTCGAGATGGATGCGTTCGTCGAGGATGCGCGCGCGGTGTCCGTCCTGCAGGCGTTCGAGCGTTGCGGGTTCTCGCTGCGGTCGTTGCGCTCGTCAGGCCCTGAGCATGTTGGACCGTGCCCGTCCTGCGGCGGCAAGGATCGTTTCTCTCTGAACTCGCAGAAGAGCGTCTTCAACTGCCGCGGCGCCGAGGGCGGCGACGCGATCGGGCTGGTGAAGCACCTGACAGGGCTCGACTTTCTCGACGCGTGCGAGCTTCTGAACGGCCGCGACCGTCCGAGCCGCGACGGGGGCGACGATGCCGAGCGCGCCGCACGGCGCGAGGCGGCCGAGCACCGGCTTGCGGAGCAGCGCGAGCGCGCGGCTCGCGAAGAGGTCGAGCGCGAAGCGCAACAGAACCAGTACCGCGCCCGCGAGTGGGATCGTTGTCGCGCCCTCTGGCGCGAGGCGGCCGCGTTCGATTGCAATAGCGCTTCGGCAAAAGCCTACCTTGCCGCGCGCCGGCTCGACGTCTCGCGCCTCGACGGCGCCTATCTGCGGACGCATCCGCGTCTCGGTTTCTTCGCCGAGGACGGGAAGGGCGCAAAGGTCGCGATTCACCACGGCCCGGCGCAGCTCGGGTTGTTCTGCAGGCTGGTTCCAGATGCCGGATCGGCTTCGGGCTTCCGCTGGATGTCGATCGGGCTGCATGCGACTTGGATCGATCTCGACGCTGCGCCCAAGTTCAGGCCGACGCTCGTCTCGCCGGTCGACGGTGAGCCGTTGCCGTCGAAGAAGATGCGCGGCTCGAAAGCGGGCGGGGTGATCCCGGTCCTCGGGCTCCTGTCGTCGGCGACCCGCATGGTGGTGGGCGAAGGGATCGAGACGGTCCTCGGCTTCGCCCGCTTCGACGGGTTTCGCGCAGACACGTTCTATTGCGCCGCCGGCGATCTCGGAAATCTCGCCGGCAAGGCCCGCAGTGGGCGCGACGAGCCGGGCAGCCGAATTCGCCATCCGACGATCAAGCGTCGAGCGACCAACGGAGTGATGAAGCCTCACTTCGTGCCCGGCCTCGAGCCGGACATGGGGTCGGACGCGGTGCCGGTGCCTGCATGGATCGACGAACTCGTGCTGCTCGGCGACGGCGACAGCGAACCGGTGATGACGCGCGCGGCGCTGAAGCGCGGCTGTGCCCGGCACGCGCGCGAGGGCCGCACCGTCCGCGCGCTGTTCGCGCCCGTCGGCGGCGACTGGGCGGACGTCGCGGCCGCGCTCGAACCTGAAATGGAGGCTGCATGACGGCGATCCTCGTGCATCGGCTCGAATTGTCGGGGTCCCGCGATCTCGACCTCGACGCGGACCTTCTGCACTGGCTGGCTGAGCATGCTGGCATGGGCCAGTCGGAGATCTGGCTTCGGCACACGCGCGGCCTCGTCGGCGATCTGTCCGGCGCCTTCCGCATGCTCGACGATCTCTTTCCCGCAGCGCGCTGGACGATCGGCAAGCGTCAGGCGGGCGCCTCGTTCGCGTTCGGTGCGACGCTCATCCTTCCTGGCACCGCTTCGCCCTTCACCGGCTACGCCGTCGACCCGGCCAACGCGCTGCTTGCGGCAACGCTACGTGCCTTTGCGGCTATAGGCGCGCGCTTGGCCGCTAACGACAAGGAGATCGCGGCATGAACGCTATCGGTCCGACGGCGCGAGCGCGCCTAAACCAGTTCCTTGACGCTGTGTCTGAGGCGTTCGGAGTCACGCGCGGCGAGCTGCTGTCGCAGCTGCGCATTCCCCGCATCGTCAAGGCTCGGCAGACGGCTATCGGTATCCTGCTGAACGATCGAAGCGGGTTGCCGCGCGGCGGCGGATCACTGCCCGAGATCGGGCGCATCTTCGATCGCGACCACACGACCGTGCTGCATGCCGGGCGAGCCTATCAGCGGTGGTGCGAGGCGTTGGGCGTGGAGCCTGCCTGCGCCGATCCCGCCAATCGTATCATCGCGCTGGCGCGGCACCACGGCTTCTACCGCGAGGCGGCATCGGTGGCCGCCTACAGCCCGCCGCCCCCCATTCCGGCTCAGCCGGCCGCAGACCCGCAGCCTGTTCCGGTCTGCCAGCCTGAACCTGCACTGCCGACAACGATCGTTGACCCTCTCCCCGTTTCCACAGCCAAGCCGGAGGCGCCCGTGTCGGCACTCGCCATTCTTCCGCCGACGATCGGCGGCGACCTATTCGGACCATTCGACCTCGACGGTTTCACCGCGCTGGATGAAGCCGAGCGGCAGGAAATGCTGTTGCTGTTTGCCGAACGCCAGCGCAGCGAGGACCCAAGCCGGTCCGAGGCTGCGGTCCTGATGGCGACGGCGAAGGCCTTCGACTTGACGCGCTCCGTTCTCGATCGCCTGCTAGAGGAAAGGCATGCGCCGCGCCGGCCGCTCGGACTGCTCTCGGACGAGGATGACCTCGTGGTGCCGATGCGACGGCCGCTCGAGTTCCGCATCGCGGAGGGTCCGACGCCGGCTGAGCGCAACTTCACCGTCTTCGCCCAGATCCACCTGGCGCGCGACGACGCCGGCCCCGGCTTCGACTTCGCGGCCGCCTACGATCGTTACATCGGCTTCTGCCGCGCACGCGGCCAGACGCCGATGGTGCGCGCCAATTTCGGCGCCAGCTTGAAGCAGCTCGGCGGCCGACGCGAGGCGGGGGCCGTGACCGGGCTGCGGCTGCAGTCCGAGGGCGCGGTGGCAGTCGAGTGAGAGCACTTCTCCTGCGCGAAGCGCACGAGGCGCTGATCTCGGAGCGCTCCATCACCTGCCAGACCTGCCCCGCACCGATCGAGGCGGAGAGGGACGGCGAAAAACACTGCCGAGGTTGCCAGTCCTATTGGGACGACGTGGCCGCCGGTCTTTTCGACGATCACAGCGACCTTTGGTCCGACGACTGAAGGCGGGGGACAGCATGCTCGACAAGTCACAGGAAGGGGTTTCCCTCCTCGCCCTCTGCGCGGCGGAGCCCGAAACCGACATCGGCAACGGCCGTCGGTTCCAGCATCGGCACGGCCGCGACGTCCTGTTCGCAGCGAAGATCGGCTGGCACGGCTACGACGGCCTGCGCTGGCGCGAAGACGAGGATGGATCGGTGGTTCGTCCGCTCTCGCATCAAACCGCCGAGGCAATCCGGCTGGAGTGCCGCGAAATTTCCCTGACGACCGCCGAGGAATTGCTCGTCGAGGCGGGCAGCGATGCGGAGCGCGATCTGCCCAGCATCGAGGCTGCCGGCAACGCTTCCGGCGTCTCGGCCGCCAAAAAGGCGATCGCCGAGCGTGACAGGATTCTCGCCAAGCTTGAGGACCGCGCCGCGGCCCGCGCCCGGCACGCCAAGTCGACGGCTGGTTCGGGCAAGCTCGACAACATGCTGAAGGAGGCGGCGCCCTATCTTTCGAAGACGGTCGACCTCTTCAACGGCGAGGACCTCGCGCTCAACACGCGATCTGGAACGCTGCGCTTCGTACGCGCGCTCGAGGACCCGGAATCCGATCCTGACCATCCGGTGTTCCTGTGGGGCGTCCGGCTCGACGACTGGAACCGCGACGACCTCATCACGAAGCTCTGCGATGCGCATATCCAGTGCGCCGACGGCTATCTCACGCCGGGGCCGACGGTGATGGGGGCGGAGCAGTTCGAGGAGGCCGCGCGCATCCTGGCGCCGACCTTCTTCCAGTTCCTGCAGCGCGTTCAGCCGAAGGTCGAGATGCGCCGCTATCTGCAGCGCCTGTCCGGGTACATGCTGACCGGCCTGACCTCGGAGCAGATGATCGCCTTCTTCTACGGCATCGGCGCGAACGGCAAGTCGACCTTCACCGACGTCATCGCGAAGATCCTCGCCGACTATGCCGTCACGCTTTCGATCGACAGCTTCACCGGTGAGAGCCGGCGCTCGGGCGCCGAGGCGACGCCGGACCTTGCGCGCCTCAACGGGGCGAGGGGCTGTCTCGCCTCGGAAGGCGACGAGGGGGCGAAGCTCCGCGAGGGCCTCATCAAGCTCCTGACCGGCGGCGACAAGATGGCGGTGCGCAAGCTGCATCAGGATTTCGTCGAGATCGTCATCAAGGCGAAGTTCGTCATCACCGGCAACCACAAGCCTCGCATCCTCGGCGACGATGACGGCATCTGGCGTCGCGTCCACCTGTTCGAATGGGGCGTGCAGATCCCGCCGGCCGAGCGCGACAAGACGCTGCCGGAACGGCTTCTGGCGGAGCGCGACGGAATCCTCGCCTGGATGATCTCGGGGGCGCTGGAATTCCTATCCCTTGGGGGGCTGGAACCGCCGAAGGAAGTGCTGGCGGCCGTGCAGGAGCACCGGGAGGAAAGCGACCCGGTCGGGGCGTTCATTCGCGTCGCCTGCGACGTGACCGGCGAGGACCTGCACTCCGTATCGCCGGGCGATCTCTATCTCGCCTACTCGGTCTTCTGCCGGCAGGAGGGGCAGTACGCCTTCCCGCAGTCGACCTTCACCCGGCGATTGCCCGACCAGACTCGACGATCGTGGAAGGCCCCCGACGGCACGATGCAGATGTTCTCGAAGCGCAAGAGCGGGGCAACACTCTATCGTGGCATCCGCATCAAGGAACGCTTCCAGCCAGGCCCGAACGCCACTCACAGCGACACCGGCGACCGACCCTTCGCGCCGCGGGACTGAGCGATGCCGAACCCTTTCCCCTTTCTCTGCGCACCCTGCCGATGGGGTCAACTCGCCCGACGTCCCCGATCTTGGGCCGGTTGGGAGGGTAGACCGTCCGGCATCGGCTTGCGGCCCTGCGAAAAGGGTGTGGGATTTCAACGGGTTTGGAAGCTTGGGAGGATTGGGAGGATGATCCCGGCTTTTCTCACGCGCGTGCCTTCGTGGGGATAGGGGCCAGCGAAAGGAAAGGTCTCTTCTTACGTTAGGCGAATTTCATCCTCCCAATCCTCCCAAGCTTCCAAACCCATTGTTTTTAAACGGCTTTCTTCAAGGGTCGAAACGAAATGACGAACGGTCTTGCCTCCCTTCCGACCCATAACGCCAGCGAAGCCGGAAAAAAGCTGATCGGCATCGAGCATCTGCTGCAGTGGGCATATCGGCAGGAACTTCCGAAGGTTGGTGGCGGCAGTCGCTCGGGCGGCATTGGCATCGCCGGCGGCTGGGATGCCGTCTCGCGCTTCGGCGAACTGGGCACGCTGGTGGACGTGTCGGCCAACGGCTTCGGCTGCGTTCCGGACCTGTGGTCCGACGGCGAGGCGGAGCCGCATGCGGACGCCTTGGCGGTGGCGGCGAGCGTCGATCGTCTGGCGGACATGCGCTGCGAGTGGGAGGAGGGCTATGACGTCCTCTCCGACGTCGAGGGCATCACCGATGCCGAGCGTGCCGAAAGCAACCGGCTCGGCTTCGACATCGCTCGCGCCAAGGGCGACCAGCTGGCGGCGCTGGTGATGCGGGTGGCCATGATCGGTCGGGCGCCGACATGGGAGGGGCATGGGCCGGTCGAGCGCCGCGTGGAGTTGGGTCCGAAAGGTCAACCCGCATGGTACCGCCTCGTGGAGCGGAGCGAGGGTGAAGGACGGGCGCCGGTGATGGTGGAAATGGATGGGTTTGATGCGCGACGGCGTCGACCGTTCGAGGGTGCCTTCCAGAAGCACTATCTCGATCCCCATCCGGCCATGCTTGCCGGCGAGCGTCTCGACTATCAGGCTTGGGTCGCGGCGCTGGCGTTCCTCTCGTCGGATCTCGACGGATGCCTCGTCGCTCACCGTGTCGCGCCCAGCCTGCGTCGGCCTTGGCCTTGGGAGGACGAGGGCGTCGTGACGTTCCGGCCCCGTATTCTTCCTGTGCAAAGCCCCCTTGCGGGAGTTTAGCGCGGCTTAAGCCAGTTGACCTGCGACGGAAACTTGACTTAAGACAAGCACACTGAAAAAGGTTCGAGACGCTCCGAAGCACCGCTTCCGGGGCGTTTTTTGTGGGCGGTGGCGATGGAGCTTTCCCTTCGGTGGAGCGACGTCGCCTCGATCCGCCGCTTCGACGATGCGGTCCGCGCGCTCGGCAACGACGAAAGTCGCAAGGTCCTCAACCGAGCCATCAACCGCACTGGCGAGATGGCGCGCACGAAGGTGGTGCGGGCGCTGACGAAACAGACCGGCCTCAAGCGCCAGGTCATCGTTCGTGCCGTGAAGACGAAACGCTCCTCCTGGGAGGGGCTCACCTACGTCATGGAAACGCAGGGCGGTGACGTCGGCTTGCGGTTCTTCGGGGCACGCGAGACGCGCAAGGGCGTGTCGGCCGCGCCATTCGGCGGGCGCAAGGTGTTCGCCGGGACTTTCATGCAGGGCGGGCGCTTCCCGAACCGCAAGGCGCTTGGCCTCGGCGGCAAGGTCTTCGCCCGTGTCGGCAAGGCGCGCACGCCGTTCCGCGAGGAAGACTCGGGCGTCGTGATCCCGGCCGAGATGGTCAAGGGTGCCACGGCTGACGCCTTCACCTCGACGGTCTCGGACGTGCTGCCTCGTCGCCTTGCACACGAGATCGCGCGGGTGACCAAGGGCGTCGTGACCTGACCGACCGGGGGCCACGACTCCGTCCCCTCGACTTCAGAGGGGTGTGGCCGACGGGTGACACCCCCCCCCATTCAGGGACCGTTTGGACCGGTCTGAAGCCATCACGGCTCGAAAGGGCCCGAGTTCTCGGCAGTGAGCCGGGCCGAAAGCGGTACACGGCACACACGTGCGGGCCGCACGAATGCACGGAGCGGACATGAGCGAGGAAGGAACGTGGGTGTCGATCACCGACGCGGCCGCCGCGCTGGCTGAGACCGGTGATGCGGTCGATCGCTCGACCCTGTCGCGATACCTGAAGCAGCACGCCGAGGCCCTGCCGCTGAAACGCGCCGGCCAGTCCAATCTGGTCGAGCTCGGCGCGCTTATGGCGCATCGCGGTGAGAACATCCGGCTGCGCAATCCGGTCCACACCGGCTCGGCACTCGGGCGCCCGCCAGCGCCGAGCCGTAGGTTCGCCGGGTCGCAATCAGACGGTATCGCCCGTAAGGCGAACGCCGATGCCGAGATGAAGGAGATGGACCTGGCTCACCGGCGCCGGCACCTGACGGTGACGGGCGAGGTGGACCGAGCGGGTCGCGAGGCCCTGGCTCTGATGCAGAGCGCCTTCGATCGCGCGGTCGAGAGTGAAGCGGCCAGCCTGTCGGTCCGCTACGGCTGGGACGAGCGCACCGTGCGCCTGGCCCTCAAGACGTTCTCAAAGCGCGGCGTTGAGGTGTTCCACCGCGAGATCCTGCAGCGGCTCGACGCCATGCGCCGGGTACGCGAGGCGGATGGGGATGCCGTTGCGCTCGACGAGGCTGCCAACGGAGCGGGGCTGCAGTGACGCAGCATCCCGTACGCGAGCAGTTCGCCGCGCTGCCGCACGGCGCCGAGATCCTGTTCCGGTCGCTAGAGGCGGCCTCCCGGCCCGCCGAGGAGTTGACGCTTAGCGAATGGGCGGACCGCTACCGCAAGGTGTCGGCCGAGTCCGGCTCGCCTTGGCCCGGTGACTTCCTGACCGACAGGGTCCCGTATCTGCGCGAGCCGCAGGACTGCCTCCATCCGGACCATCCGGCACGCCGGGTGACGGCGCGATGGGCCGCGCAGCTCGGCAAGTCGACGGCGATCGAAAACTGGTTCGGCTTCACGGTCGACCAGGCGCCCGGCTCGATGATGATCGTCCTTCCGACGCTGGAGGAAGCGACCAAGTTCAACCGCGTCAAGCTGCAGCCGACGATCGAGGCGAGCCCGCGGATCGCGCATAAGGTGCTGCCGGTCAACAGCCGGGACGAGCAGGGATCGACCACCAGCTTCAAGCGGTTCGCCGGCGGCTTCGCGCAGATCGTCAACGCAGGCTCTTCCAAGGGCCTTCAGATGGTCTCGATCCGCAATCTCGCTATGGACGAGGTGACCGGTTACCCACGCGACGTCGACGGACGCGGTTCGCCTCGCGACCAGGCGCGTGCCCGACAGAAGATGTACGGCGACCTCGCCAAGGAATGGCAGGGTTCGACGCCCGGCGTTGCCGGCGAGTGTCCAATCACTGCCGACTATGACGCGGGGGATCGGCGTCAGTTCTTTGTTCCGTGTCCGCATTGCGACGCCTTCCAGGCGCTCGAGTTCGACCAGATGCGCGGGCCCGACGACGAAGGTCGTCCATCGCATATGCGGTGTGTGACCTGCGACGGTGTCATCCTCGACGGTCATAAGGGCGAAATGCTTCGCCGCGGCGTGTGGATCGCCACCCGGGTGCCGGAGGGCGACCCACCCTTGCCGCGTGCCATGGACGTCGCTGCACTTGATCGCTGGCGCTGTCCACCTTGCGAAGGACGGTGCCGCGACTGGCAGCCAAGCTACCACCTGTGGGCTGCCTATGCGCCTCGCGAGCGGTTCGGCGACATATGGGCACGGTGGATCGAGGCCGAAGGCGACACGACGAAGATGCGCGTGTTCTGTCAGCAGGACCTCGCGCAGCCGTACGATCCCGGGGGCATTACGGTCGATTGGGAGAAAATCGTCGAGGTCGCCCGCGCGCTGCCGTTTCCGACCCGCGTCGTTCCGCGCAGCGCCGCCATCCTTGTGTCGGCGGCGGACGTTCAGGGCTACGGCATCAAGTGGCTGGTCTACGCCATTGGGCCACGCGGCCAGCGCTGGCTGATCGACCGCGAGATTTTCGAAGGTGCGCCCGACCAAAGCGACGAGCCGTGGATCGCACTAGCTGACGCCTTGGCCCGGACCTATCCGGTTGAAGGTGGCGGCTCCGAGAAGACGATTGATCTATCGGGCGTCGACTCGGGCTTCTCGACGGATCGCGTCTACCGATTCTGTTCCGGTCGGCCGAACGTCTACGCCTTGGACGGCCGTCATCAGCCGAACCTGCCATGGCTCGGCACGCCCGTGAAGCGTGACGTGAAGGACCGGAACGGGCGCATCGTCTCCAAGGTGATGCTGTATCCGGTGGGTCTGTACGACACGAAGACGGAGGTGACGGCGGGTCTCGCCAACTTCGTACAAGGGGCGGACGAGGCCGGGCGCTGGCCGCGCAACACGCTGCATATGCCGCCGGACTTCTGCGACGAATCCTTCGCGCAGGAGATGACGGCGGAGCGCTTGGTTGACCCCGACGAGGAGGTTCGTTCGGCGCAGTCGAAGCGCGGCCGCCGGCTGATCAACCCATCGGCCCAGCGCGTATGGCGCAAGATCGTCGGGCGGAAGAACGATTGGTTCGACGCCACGGTCTATGCCTTGGCGCTGGCCTGGCACATCGAGCGCAAGCGTCGTCTGACAGCCGAGCGCTGGGACGACCTTCTGTTGGAGGTCCATGGCCGCGAAGAGGTCGCCGACCTGTTCGATGCCGCCGACGAGAGCCCGTTCGTGAAGCCCAGCCGCAAGCCTCCGCGGGAGAAGCGACAGAAGGACGACGGAAAGACCGGTGAACCCAAACCCCGCCAGCGTACACGTTGGAAGGGATACAGCTAGGAAGCCGACGATGGGTGAGACGAAGCCCCGAGTTCGCGTGAGCGCGGGGCGTTCGGTCGATACCGCCCCGACCGCGCGTCCCGCCAACGCCACGCGTGCCGTCCAGCGCTACCTGCGCCCGGACAGTGCGCGCATCCTATCCATGCGCCAGGCCGTCACCCGCGACGCCCATCTCGACGTGCGCGAGGCGGCGGGTCGCGCCTCGGCGCTGGCGCTGGACTTCTTGCACAACTCCGGCTGGCTTGCCGGCGCGGCCGATCAGATCATTGCCGACACGATCGGCACCGAACTAAAGCTCAACGCCCGACCCGATCTCACGAGGCTGGGCTACACGGAGAAGCAGCGGGCGGCTTGGTGCCGGCTGGTCGAGGCGGAATGGCGCCGTTGGGCGTGGACCCCGTCCGAGTGCGACCTCGCCGGCAAGATGACGATCGCCGACATGCTGGATGCGGTGATCCGTCACTATCTCGTCTATGGCGAGGCGTTCGGCGTGTTCGACTTCCTCGAGCCTGAGGATCGCCGGACCTATGGCGTTCGCACCGGCACCAAAGTCTCGCTTGTTGCGCCTCACCGTCTACCGCGTACTTCCAGCGAGTTCGAAGGCATCGATCAGGGCATTCGGCATGACAGCCGGGGCAGGGTCCGTGCATATCGGTTCCGGAAGCGGGCGCGCGGGATCGAGAACGACACGGACATCCTGGCCCGCGACGTCATTCACGTCATGGACCGGAGCGACAATCCGGGGAGCCCGCGCGGCATTTCGGTGTTGGCGCCGATCCTGAAAGTTCTGGCGCAATCCGACCAGCTGGCCGACGCTACGCTGGCGACGGCGTTGCTGCAGACGATCTTCGCGGCTACGATCAAGAGCCCGGAGCCGAGCGATCAGGCATTCGATGCGATCCGCAAACTGGCGGAGGACGACGAACTCGACGGCCTGGAAGGCCTCGGCGACCTGGCGCAGGACTTGGTGGATGTGTGGGGCGCCCGTATCGGTGCGCTGAAGGACAAGGGCATCTCGATTACGAGCCAGTCCCAGATCAACCATCTGGGTCCAGGCGAGGTGTTCGAGATGCATACGGCGGCGACGCCGGGCTCGCAGTATCTGCCGTTCTCGAAGGATCTGAAGCGGGAGATGGCGCGGCGCCTCGGTGTCACCGTCGAGAGCTTCACGGGCGACCACACCGGCGCGACTTACTCGTCCGTTCGCATGGGCATCGCTTCCATCTGGCCGATTGTCCTGCGACGTCGCGAGCGGATCGCGGCACCCTTCGCGCAGGCGATCTACGAGTTCTGGCTTGAGGAGAGCATCGCGGAGGGACGCATTCCGTTCCGCGGCGGTTACGGCGCCTTCTTGGCAAACCGCGACCGCGTCGTTTGGGCGGAATGGCAGGGCCCGGCCCAGCCCACCGCGGACGACGCCAAGAGTGCGATGGCCGCACGCCTTCGCCTCGAGCTCGGGCTTTCCTCGCTCGCCGACGAGGCGGGGCTGCTCGGCCGCGACTGGGAGGAGACCGCGATCCAGATCGGGCGCGAGATCCAGCTTCTGACCGAACACAACATCCCTCTGCCGTTTGGACGATCGACCGGCGGCGGCGGCCCGAACGGCATGTCGGCGGAAGGCAGCCGAGAGCCGCGGCGCGAGGAGGAATGATGGCTGAGGATGTCGATTGGTGCGCTCGCGCCGCGAAACTGCGCCGCGTCGAGGAAGCGATCCTTTCCGGTGAAATGGTGACGGAAGCACGGTTCGGCGCGGACATGACGCGCTTCGCCTCCGCCTCGCTCGCCGACGTCACCGCCGCCCTCAACGAGGCTCTTCGGCGCTGCGCTGAAAGCCGGGGCGAAAAGCCTCGCCGCACCCGCTACGCGATCCCGGCTCGGGCGCGCCCCTACTGACGGAGGGCCTCATGGCCTGCATTCTGAACGACGGACGGCTGACGCTGTCCGGCGACGTTGGCGACTTCTATTTTGGCGACCACTTCACCTATTCCGACGTGCTTCTGGCACTTGCGCAGGTGGACGCCGATTCGACGCTCGATGTCCACATCAACTCGGGCGGTGGTTATGCAACCGAGGGCGCCGCGATCCATGCGCTGTTCGCCGGACGCACCGGCATCACGAACTTCGTGGTGGAGGGCATCGCAGCCTCTGCCGCGTCCCTGATCGTCATGGCGGGCGACGTCGTCACCATGTCGGCGGGCGCCGTCCTGATGATCCACGATCCGGCGTCTTGGACCTTCGGCACTGTGGACGATCACGCCAAGACGGTGGAAGGGCTTGAAGCCCTCGCCACTGCCTATGCCCGCGTCTACGCCCTGAAGAGCGGCAAGTCCGAGGACGAGTGCCGCGCCATCATGAAAGCCGAGCGATGGTTCGCGCCGGACGAAGCGGTCGCGGAAGGCTTTGCCGACGATGCCGGGACCGGCAAAGGCGAGCCAGTCGCCGCCTTCGACTACCGCACCTACGGGCATGCACCGCCGAAGCTCGCCGCTTTGGCGAAGCGCAAGAACTGGTCGATGGCGCAGGCCAAGGCCAAGCGCGCGCCAACGTCGACCGGTGCCCCCACCGCATCCGCTTCCACCCAACCCCAGAACCAGGAGCCCCCCGTGGCTGACAACACCAACGGGGGCCAGGCTCCCGATAACGCATCCGCCATCGCAACCGCGGTCGCCGCCGATCGCCAGCGCCGCCGTGAGATCATGGCGCTCGACGAAGCCAGGGGGCGTGAAGATCTCGCCGGCTACTTCGCCGACGAGACCGATGACCCCGTCGAGAAGGTGAAGGCTGCCTTGTCCCGTTCGCCTAAGAACGGTGGCCAAGGCGGCGCCGGGACGAACGGTGGCGGCGCCCCCGCCATGTCGAGCACCCAGCAGCACGCGCAGCGTCGCCTCAACGGCGAAGGTCTGAACGGCAGCGACGGCCCGACCGCACAGCGCGGCGATCGCGCGATCCTGTCGGCCGCTGCCGACGCTCGCAACAAGCGCCGCTGAGGAGGCCGCCACCATGGCTGAAGTTCTCAACCAGGACCGCAACGCCGGTGCGGCCCACTACCTCGTGTCCGAGGCGCATGGCTACCGCTCCCGCGAGCAGGCTATCATTGCCAGCGGTTCGGGCAAACTGCGCGCGGGCACCGTGCTCGGACGCATCACCGCGACCGGCGAGTTTGCGCCGTTCGCCCCCGCTGCGACCGACGGCACCCAGACGGCGGCGGCCATCCTTTGGGAAGGCTGCGACGCCACCGCCGAGGATGTTCGGCGCACCATCACCGCCCGCGACAGCGAAGTGCACGCCAACGTGCTGATCTTCGCCGCCGGCACCACCGATGTGCAGAAGACCGCCGCCATGGCGAGCCTTGCCGCGCTCGGCATCGTCGGCCGTTAAGGAGGGCCCGCACCGATGGCACTGGTCACCGACATCTTCAACGCCAACGGTTGGGGCGCGGTCGAATTCCACGAGGAGATCGTGGAGCGCACCGTGTTCCGTCCGTCCCTTCTCGGCGGGCTCAACATCTTCGAGCCGATTTACGCCCGCACCCGCACGATCGCCGTGCAGCTGCGCGGTGGCACCATGTCGCTTATCCCGACCTCGGAGATGGGCGCCCCGCCGGTCGAACTCGAGGTCGAGGACGACTCGATCCGCAAGTTCGACACGGTGCGCCTGGCCAAGGGTTCGACGGTCTACGCGGCGCAGCTGGCCGGGCTGCTGGCGCTGCCGTTCGAAATGCAGACGCGGGACGTGGCCAGCGAGATCGCGGACCGCACCCGTCTGATCCTCGAGGATCTCGACCTGACGATGGAGCACATGCGCTTCGGCGCGGTGCAGGGGAAGGTCATCGACGCTACGGGGCGCGAGATCGTCGATTGGTTCAAGTTCTGGGGTATCACACGCCCGACCCCGATCGTCTTCGAACTCGACAAGGAGGCGACCGACGTCCGGAAGAAGATCCGCGATCTCAAGCGGAAGATGCTCAAGGCGGCGAAGGGCAACTGGACGCCGGGGGCCCGGATCGCTGGCCTTGTCGGCGACGAGTTCTTCGATCTGCTCGTGAACCACAAGCAGATCAAGGAAACGAAGCTCGGCACCGAACGCGCCGCGACGCTCGAAAACATCGAGGGCTACTCGCAGATCGAGATCGAGGGCGTCATCTTCATCAACTACCGCGGCACCGACGACGGTTCGACGCTGGCGATCGCGAGCGATGAGGCGCGCTTCTTCCCGCTCGGCCTGCGCGGCGCGTTCAAGATCGGCTACTCGCCGGCGAACGAGTTCAAGCCGTACCTCAACCAGCGCGCTCGCGAGCACTACGGTCTGCTTCTCGCCGACACGTCGGGTCGCGAGGCGTGGGACCGTGTCGAGATCTACAGCTACCCGCTGCCGGTCGCGACGCTTCCCGAAACCCTGATCTCCGGAAAGGCGAAGTAAGATGGGCACGGTCAAGAAACCTGGCTTCTACGGTGGCCGCTTCCATCAGGGTGGTCAGGGCACCGAAGCGGAGACGATCACCGACGAGGTCGAGGCCGATGCTGTCGACCTCGATACGAAGTCGAGGGACGAGCTCGTCGCCTTGGCGGGGCAGCGGGGTGTGACGGTAAAGGCGGCCGACACGAAGGCCGACATCGTCGCCGCCATCAACGGCGCGAGCTGATCGGTGCCTGTCGCGAACGGCTACGCGGCCATCCGTGCGGCCGTTCTCGCCTCTGTGGATCGCGCCTTCGCCGAGAGGGTCCATCTCGCTCCCATGGCGAAGGGACGGGCCGATCCAAAGAGGCAAACCTCTGAAGTTCAGGGTGTGCTGCGAACGGGCGGCGGCGACGAGGTCAACCTCGCTGGCGGCTATGCGTCGGAGTGGCGATCCCGCGTTGCGGTCGGAAAAGCGGAGTTGCATATCGACCGCTCCGCGTTTCCCGGCGTCGTGTTCAACACCGGCGATAAGGTCCGGGCCGTGTCGCGGCCCGGCCAGCCCTGGTTCGAAGTGCTGAGGGTAGACGATCGCGGAGATACGCGGCTTGTGCTGATGCTCGGCGAGGTGTGAGGCGCACTCATCATGAGCATCGCTCGAATTGCCTTGCGGACGGCGGCTGTCGAGGCCATCAAAGGGCGAACGCTGGTCGGTGACAACGTTCTCGACAGTCCGAACGGGGCGTTGGACATCGCGGCCGACGGCACGCTGCGCACCAATGAGGATCGGCCTTTCGTTGCTGTGTTCACCGACGATGCGGTTGCCGAAGGCATCGAAGGTCGGAACCTCACCGCCAACGGAACCTGCGTCCTGGTCATAGAGGCGGGTGTCTCGATCGCCATGACGCAGACGAATGACAAGGGCGAGTCCGAGATCGTCGGGATAGGTGTTCCGGCCAGCGATCGTCATTTCGAGTTTTTGCTCGAGTTCGTCCAGCGCCAGGTCAACGACGCGCTAACCGACCCGGACAACGACTGGGCCGAGATCTGGAGGAGTCTGTCGCTCCGCGTCGTGAAGATTGAAGTTGGTGCCAAGCGCACCTCTGACGATGGTCAGCGTCTCGCCGGGCGCCAAACCCGCATCTGGCTCGATCTCCTTCCGGACCCTGTGCTGGGCGATGTGCTGGAGCCCGCCAGCCCCTTTACCGCCTTCCTCGATCGGCTGGCAGAGAGCGAGGATCAGGACAATCAGAAGATCGCGGGCACTTTGCGCACCATCTTCGACGGTCCTGTCGCCCCGGACTGGCACATTACACAGCGCCGTCTGGGCGCGACGCGCGACGAACTCCGGGCAATTGGACTGGGGCCCATTAAACAGGACACGGACCGCGCAACGCCAGTGCTGGCCGAGGTCGAGGGAATGCCCGAACCTATCGTGGTGCTCGCACCATGAGCGTCGCGCTGAAGACCGAACTGGAGCGCATGCGCTCCGCTATGGCGAACATGGTCCGCGTCGGGCCGGTGCACGCCGTGGACGCCAAGCGCGGCTACCGGCTGAAGCTAGGGCAGGACGCGGAAGGCCAGCCGTTCCTGTCGCCCTGGCTCCCGCATCCCGAGACCGGGAAGACGTCCGTACCGTTGAAGGTTGGCCAGATCGTCGGCGTGGTGAGCGCCAACGGCGATCTCCGGCAGGGGGCGATGTTCCGCGGCGGATACTCCGAGGCCAACGCCAGCCCGAACGACGATATGGCCGCCAACGTCTTCGAGGATGCCGGCGTGCGCGTCGAGATCGGCGGGGGCGAGCTGCGGCTGATCATCGGCGGCGTGACTTGGACCTTCTCCGGTGCGGGTGAAGCGCAGGCCGGCGGGCAGAAGACGCACGATGATCTGAACGTGGGCTCTACACACCGCCATACCGGCGTCGTGGTCGGCGGAGCGCTGACCGAAGGGCCCGTCTGACACGAAGGGTTTCCGATGGACTTCGACCGCCGGACCGGCGCGCGCATCTCGAACTACGAGAGCGCGCTGCAGTCGGTCGAGATCCTGTTCTTTTCTCGCATCGGAGAGCACGTCATGCTGCGCGAGTTCGGCGCCGGGGCCCGCGAGCTGCTCGGCCGTCTCCTGACGCCGCGCCTCTTCGCTACCTTCATGCTGCTGCTCGCGGCCGCGATCGACCTTTGGGAGCCGCGCTTTCGGGTCCGCCGGGTGATCCCCGGCGGGTCCGTCGACGAACTCCGGCTTGGCCGTGCGGGCTTCCGCATCGAGGTCGACTTCCGGCCGAACGGCCACCTCGGCGACCCGACGATCGAGAGCGTGCGCACGTTCGGCGTGAACTTCGGCCGCAGTGGCGGGGTGACGGCATGAGGGCGCCCACGGCGATCGACCTGTCGCTGGTCCCGCTGCCGGCGGCGATCCAGCCCTACGCCTACGACGAGATGCGCGCCGCCTTCACCGCGCGCTTCGTCGACGCCTGGAACGAGGAGCGCCAGCGCGATCCGTCGCTGCCGGCCTACACGATCGGCAATCTCGAGGCGAACCCGGTCGCCGTCGGTGCGCGTGCCTTCACCTTCCTGCGGATGCTCGACCGCCAGCGCGTCAACGACGTGCTGCGCGCCCTGTTTCCGACGACGGCCACGGGCGACGACCTCGCCGCGCTCGTCGCCCGGCAGGGCATCCAGCGGCAGGTCCTCGTACCGGCGACGGCTGACGCGCCCGCGGTGATGGAGAGCGACCCGTCGCTCCTCAACCGCTACCTCCTGAGCTTCGATCGCGGCTCGGCCGGGTCGGAGGACCGCTACCTCTATGAGGCGCACAGCGCCTGGCCCTCCGGCCTCGACGCCGACGGCCGTCCGATCGGCCTCTGGGACGCGCGGGTCAACGGCTTCGACGTCCACGGCCGCCGCGGCGACACGGACATCGTGATCATCGGGCCAGAGGGCAGGGCGCCGACAGCGGACGAGCGGCGCACTGTCTCGCTCGCATGTCGCGCCTCGCATGTGAAGCCAGAGGCGGTCGCTGTCGCCGTGCTGCCGGCGCGCCGCGTCGAGTATGCGGTCGCGTTGACCGTCGAGATCCCGCCGGGCCCCGACGCTTCGCTGGTGCGCGACGATATTCTCGCCGCGGTCCGCAAGGCGGCTCTCGCGCGCACGACGATCGGCGGCGAGATCCCCGACGGGTTCTTCCGCGGCGTCGCCTACGGCAACGGCAACGTCATCTCGGCCGTCGACGAGGCGCCGGTGCGGATCCTGCCCGATCTCTACGCGGTGCCGGTGATGGCGAGCGCGATGGTGACGACGCGGGTCCGGACATGACGGCCGTCGACACCGTCATCTACGACGAGGCGGGCCCGTTCGAACGGTCGCTCGCCGCCGCGTTCATCGACACCCTGCCGGTGCCCCTGCGCGAGATCCTCGACCCGACGCTGACGCCTGCCGCCTTCCTGCCGTTCCTCGCTGCGCGCGAGAGCGTCGACCTGTGGTTCGACGACTGGTCGGAGGCGCGCAAGCGCCTGATGGTGGCGGACGCCGGCAACGGCATCGCCGCGCTGAAGGGCACGCATGAGGGCGTCGTGCGCTACCTCGCCTACGTCGACGCCGAGGTGATCGACACGGTGAGCTATCCCGCGCGCTTCGTGCTCGGCCGCTCCGCGCTCGGCGTCACGCCGTTGCAGCATCCGCCCTTCAAGGCGCGCTACCTCGTGAAGGTCACGCTGCGCGCGCCGACCAACGCCTTCGTGCTCGGCCGGGGTGCTCTCGGCCGCGCCGCGCTGCGCGCCGTCGACCTCGAGCCGATCCTGCGGGCCAAGCGCGCGCTGCAGGTCGCGAAGGGCAAGCACAGCGAATACCTCGTCTCGTTTGCCTGGCGTCGCCCCGCGACCTTCGGCGACGAGCTTCCCTTCGACGGGGCAGCGACCTTTGCCGCGACCGTCGAGCGCCCGCATCTATGAGGCCGACATGGACCGCTTGAGCTTTGACGAGTCGGAGATCCTGCTCGCGCCGGACGTCACCGATATCGGTCGCTACGCTCTGGCGGGCACCGACCGCGTGACGGTTGGTGCGCTGGGTTGGCCGGCGCACTGGTCGCGGCTGACCGTTGCGACGAAGCCAGGCGCCCCGACCGTCGTGATTGTCTCGGCCGGCGAGATGCACAACGTCGGTGCAATCTACGCCAACGGCGATCCGATCGAGACCGACCTGCAGGTCTACAAGCCGATCGCCGCCTCGGACGAGGCGTGGGTTGCGCTGGTCCTGCGGCCGCGCACCGACGAGATCACGCTGAACCGCGCGATCGAGACGGGCGAAGAGCCGCTGCAGGAATCGGTGCCGGTCGTGATGCCGGTCGCCAAGCGCTTCAGCCGCGTCTTCGGCATCACGGTGCAGCAGGGCATGGCGTCGCCCGCGCCCGCGCGTCGCCCGGTCATTGCGGCGACCGACTGCTGCGTCGCCTTCGTGCGCCTGACGACGTCGGGCGTCGCCGAGATCGTCGCCAATGAGCCGGCGCGGGTGAAGACCGTCTACGAGATCGAGACGCGCACCGTCGCGCTCGAGGTCCAGATGGTGAAGGTCATCCAGGACACGACGACGATCGCGACGGATCTCGCGGCGCTCGGCGGCGACGTCCTGGAGCTCGCCCGCCGCGTGCCGCCGCGCGAGCTCGTCGAGCAGTTCTCCCGCGACATCTCGCGGCACAACCAGATCCTCAACGTGCCAGAGGAGGCGCGGAACTACTGGTTCGACCAGGCGCTGGTGAAAGACCGCTGGGACTTCGCCCATGCGGCCGCCCGGTTCCGCATCAACGAGGGCATCCGCTTCCAGTACCAGAACGAGCGGGACTCCCAGATCCGTCTCCTCAACCCCGACAGTGCCGACATCAAGCGATCCGGCAACCTCGTGCTGCCCGCATGGTCGGAGGTGACGCGCGTCGCCAACCTCACCGGCTCGGGAACGAAGGACATCTCGAACACCGTGCACACGGTGGTCACCGCGACGCAGCTGCAGCGCCCGGTGACGAAGGTCAGCTACGGCCCGACGATCACGGTCTGCGAGAACATGGCGGGCTGGGGCTCGGCCGGGCTGCCGGCGCGCCGCCCGCAGGAGGTCTTCGCCGCGAACGGGCGGACCTTCCAGTATGCCGGGTATCAGGGCGCTCAGTCGTTTGACGCGCATCAGGTCCACGCCGTCCGCGAGGTGATCACGCAGACGACGCAGGAGAGCTACACGGTCTACAACACCGAGACGTTCGGCCTAAACGGCGCGATCCACGGGCAGACGTTCCTCAGCAGCCAGGTGATGATCGCGACCTCGATCGAGGTCTTCGTCAAGCGCGTTGGCTCGACCGGCGACGTCCTCCTCGTCCTCTGCCTCCTCAACGAGGCCGGCGCACCGGACTTTAACTCGGTGATCGCGCGGGTGAACAAGCCGCGCGGCGAGCTCGTCGCAAACGCCTGGAACAAGATCGATATCCCGCCGACGCTGCTCGACCAGGGCGAGCGCTACGCGTGGTTCACGGTCACCACCGGCAACCATGCGTTCGGCACCAGCGACGCCAACGCCTTCTCGGGCGGCAGCGCGTTCGTCTGCACCGACGGTGTGTGGTCGCAGCTGTCGACGACCGAGGACTTCCTGTTCAAGGTCAACGGCGCCCGCTTCGCCGCCTCGCGCGTCACCGTGCCGCTTGAGAGCGCGATCCTCGAAGGCGGGATGACGGAGCTGACGCTCCTCTTCGACAACCTCCTACCGGCGGGCACGAAGATCGCCTTCGAGGTGAAGTCCGAAGGTCGGGACGAGTGGGTGCCCATCGACCCACGCGAGGCGAACGCGCTGACGAACCTGCCGGCGCTGGTGCAGATCCGCGCCGTCCTGATCGGCACGGCCGATATCGCGCCGGGTATCGTGATCGACCAGTGGGCTCGCGTGCGGACGGGGCGCATGCGCAACGACCTTCAGGCGATCGGCAAGGAGCTGACCTTCGGCTTCTCGTCGAGCCAAGCGCAGATCGTCGTGAACATGGACGCCTATGACAGCGTGCATCACACCTGCACGCCGAAGATCATCCTCGCCGACGGGACGGTGGTCTCGCCGGCGTCGATCACGCCGGTGGTCGACCGGGAGAAGCCGAGCCGGACGAAGTTCACCGCGAACTTCAACTTCGGCTCGCCGCAGACGCGTGCCCGCTGGCGGCTCGATGCGACCACCGACACCGTCGTGTCCGTGCCCTTCGGGCAGGACATCCAGCTGAACGCCTTCTGAGGACCTGAGCCATGGCCGATGCCGCCCAGCCGTACGACCCGGCCATGAGCTACCGTGCGCGCGTCTCGCGCGTCCTGACGGTTGGGTCCTTCAAGTACTTGCCGCGCGACCTCACCGAGTTCACCGGCGAGATGCTGAACGCGATCATCGCCGAACACGGGGAGGACGCGATTGTCTCCGCCAAGCCGATCTGAGGCGTTCCAAGTCGCGCCGAGCGACAAGTTCTCGGCGGCGCTCTGGAATGCCGTCTTCCTCGCCCTGTGCGGCGAGCTCGACGACCTCGATGCGCTGAAGGCTGACATCACAGCGACCATCACGGCCGTCGCGAACGGCAACCTCGACACCGTGCTGCAGGGACAGCTGGCGACGCGCCTGACGTCGACGGCGGCTGCCTTCGACGCGCTGAAGGCGTCGATCGAGCAGGCTAAGGAGCAGCTGGCGCTAATCCAGGCGGGGATCGTCACCGGCTCGTCGGTGCAGATCACCTCCGGCGGCATGTTCACCGACACGACCAGCGCGCAGGCGGCGATCCTCGCCCTCAGCGCGGCGCTCGCCGACGATCCCGACTTCGCCGAGAAAGTCGCTCGTTTGAAGGACCCCGCGCTGACCGGCGATGCTCGGGCGCCGACGCGCGCCGAGATCGACGACGGCGACGGGATCGCCACCACCGCTTTCGTCCAGCGTGCCAAGCGTCAGGCGATGGCCTATGCGCTCTTCATCGGGGACTGACCCATGGCGAACCTTGCAGCCCCCGGCGGCACCCCGCTCGACACGACGGTTCGCACCGTCATCGAGAACCCTGCCGGCAGCGGCGAGGTGCGCGGGTATGACGTCGCCTTCATCAACACCGACGGCCAGGTCAGCGCGAGCCTCACGGCCTGCCGCGTGGTCTATGCGGATGCGGGCAAGGGTGTACGTGCCTTCCTGCCGCTGAACTATCCGGTGCGGGCGCTCGACATGGCCACACGCCGGCTCGTGCTGGGGCCCGGCGACAAGCTCGAGGCGTCCGCGTCGGCGCCCGGCGACATCACTGCCCATGTCCAGCAGTACTATGCGGAGAAGACCGCGTGAGCGCGATGGGCGGCGTTCGCCGCGGCGTCCGGACTCTCAGCGAGCGACAGGGTGGCGTTCCGGTCGGCGGCATCGACTATTTCGAGTTCGATCCGGGTGGAGATTGGCTTCCGGCCGATGGACGCCTGATCGACCGTACCGACGCGCTCGCCGCCGTGTTTCTCCCAAGCGCGGCCATCGGAAACGTCGTCGGCACGCTACCGCTGCGCGTCCGCGACGGCTGCTACGGCGGAGGGAAGTTCGTCTTCGGCTGCGAGGGCGGCAAGCTGATCGTCACGACGGATCTCGTGAGTTTCACGACGGCGACGTTGCCGAACGAGACGGGCTATGTGAATAGCGTCGTCTACGCCAAGGGCACCTTCGCCGCATTCACCTCCACTTTGAAGGTGTATCGCTCGACGGACGGTTTGACGTGGACGCTCGCGTCGACGCCCGACCCGACGTACCTCAACGTTCAGACCATGATCTCATTCGTGGCTGGCCTCTTCATGCTCGTGCGAACGCAGGTGAACACGGGCAACAGCGACACGGTCTTCCTGTCCTCGCCGGATCTCGTGACCTGGACGCAGCGCGGTTTCGTTCCAGGCGTCTTGATCAGCGTTGGGGACGTCCGCTCGGACGGCGATCTGCTTGTCATGACGTCCGCTAGCAACTCGAGGCTGATCTCCACGCGAGACGGCGTCAACTTCGCTATGCTGACGGTCAACTTCAACGGCGCGCCGACGGCCGTCTCCGTCGCCGATGGCATCGTCTACGTCGGCACGCGCGCGAGCAGCGGCACCTCCACGCCGTTGATCTCGGACGACGGGCTCGCGTCGACGTCGCAGATACTGGGAACGGGCGGCGTCAGTTGCAGCGTCCACCGCGTCGGCGACGAGGTGATCGAGACGCGGCAGGACGGCGGCTCCAACTACGTCATGAACGGCGTGCGCCGCGCGATCTCAGGCGCCGATCTCAACAGCGGTTCGGACAAGCGCGTCCTCGTCGGCAACGGCCTCGCCGCCACCTTCGAGCTTCTCTCGACGTCCTATCGGCGAAGCACGAAACTACGTCTGCCGCGAGCCTATCGGCGGCCGAGCACGCCGAATCTGAAACCCTACGTGAAGGTGGTCTGATGCCGGACCTCTACCGACAGAACGGCGGGGCCCCGGCGGAACTGCCGTTCGAGGCCTTCACCGCCGACGGCCAGCTACGCACCGATCTCGCCAACCATCCGGACAGCGCGGCCGAGTGCGGCTTCGCTCTTGCTCCGCCGAAGCCCGACGACACGTTCGACGAGATCGCGGTGTGGAACTCGGTCGCCGAAACCTGGGTCATGATCGAACGCCCGCTCGAGCCCGAGCTTCCGTCGCATGCCGAGGTGTTCTTGCCGATCACGCCCCGGCAGTTCTTCCAGGCGCTCGCCCTGCCGCCCTACGGCCTCATCACGTCGCAAGAGGCGCTCGATGCCGTGAAGACCGGCGAAATTCCGGCCGTCATGCAGGATGTGATCGACGGGCTTCCGGCGGACGCCCAGTTCAATGCGACCATGCTCGTCGCCGGCGGCCAGCAGTTCAATCGTGACGACCCGCTCGTCGCCATCTTTGGCGCCAGCCAGGACATGGACGCCGCAGCAATCGACGCCTTCTGGCGCTTTGCACGGAGCCTGTGATGCAGCGGCCGGCAGGATACTCGTCCCTGCGCCGTATCGGGGACTTCAAGCATTCGGCCCGCCGATCCGACCATGACGGCTGGATCCTCTGCGACGGGCGCACCATTCGGCGCGCCGCCTATCCAACGTTCTTCCAGGCGATCGAGGTGACGGCCGCCACGATCACGGTTCCGGACGGCAAGGACTGCCTCCTACTCGGAGCCGCCGGGCGCCTGAAGGTATTGGACCGCGGGGGCTCGAACGATCTGACGCTCACGATCGAGAACCTGCCGGAGCACGATCACCTGTTCGACGACGCCACCGCCGAGGCGACAATGGGGAAGGGTGGGCTGCTGACCGGCGTCCTACAGGTCTTCACCGGCCTGACGGCGAAGACAATCACCGATAAGCGGACGAAGAAGACGGGCGGCGCCAAGGCTATCCGGCTCGCGCCGCTCGCGATCGGCGCCAACGTCTTCCTCTACGTCGGCGAGCCGGTCGCATGACGATCGATCACTGCTCGCTCTGGCCGGACCGCCTGTTCGGTCTCGACTGGTCCGCCTGCTGTGCGGCGCACGATGCGTCGGCGCTCGACCTCGCCGCCCATCTCGAGCTCGGCCGCTGCGTCGGTGCCATCTGGCCCGGCATGGGCGTCGTGATGGCGACCGGCGTCATCCTGTTCGGTCGGGCCTACGGCTGGTTTCAGCGCCGCCGCGGCTGACGCCGCATCCCTGACGACCCTCCGAGGGCTCGGCATCCGCCGGGCCCTTTCCCGTTCCGACCCTTTCTTTCCGAGGCGCAGATGACCGCTCCGAACTTCGGCATGACCTTCAGCCGATCGAACAACGAGCCGGTGCCGGTCACCGGCGCCGACTTCTCGAAGATGCTGCTGATCGAGGCCTCGCAGGACGCCGACCCGCTGGCGTTCCCGCTCGGGCAGGCCGTACGCTTCTCGTCGTCCGATCCGGACATGCTGATGAAGCTCGGCACCGGCCCGCTGCGCGATGCCGTCGCCGGCATCAACTCCCAGCTGCAGGGGCTCAACGTCGGCGCCGACGTCACCGCGATCCGTATCGCCGAGGGCATCAACGTCGCCGCGACGGTCGCCAACATCGTCGCCGCGCTGGCGCTCGTCGGCTCGGTGCCGGCGCTGGTCGGCGGGACACCCCGCCTCGTGTGGTGCGGCCGCACGGCTTGGCGGCCGGACGCCGACACGGCAAACCCGATCGTTGCGGCGCTGCCGGAGGCGCTCGAAAAGCTGCTGGCCATCGCCGCCGTCGACGTCGACGACACCTCGAAGGCCAACGCCATCGACGCGCGGGAGACCATGAACTCGCAGCGCCTGATGCCTGTCGGCATCGCAGCCCGCGTTTACGAGGGCACGAACCTCGTGACGCGGCCGATGGGCCCGCGCGTGCTCGGACTCTTCGCCCGCGTCGACAACGAGAACCAGGGCAAGCCCTTCGACCCGATCGCCAACCGCGCGATCTACGGCATCGCCGGTGTCTCGCGCCGCATTCCGTTCTCGCTGCTCGACGGCTCGACCGAGGGCCAGCAGCTGCTCGACGCTGAGGTGTCGATCGTGGTGCCGGGCGAGGTCAACGTCGACGGCGCGATCGCCGAGGGCGGCTTCACCTTCATCGGCGCCGACAATACCGACAACGGCGAGCTCTGGAAGCAGATCCACCAGGTTCGCGGCGCCGACTTCATCACGGTCAAGCTGATCCAGATTTACCGCCAGTTCCTTGGCCGCAAGATCACGGTCGACATGGCCGAGGCGCTGATCAACTCGATCCTGTTCATGCTGCGCGATCACAAGGCGGCGGACGACATTCTCGGCTACAACCGGCAGATCTTCATCCCCGACCAGAACTCGCCAGAGAACATCCGGCTCGGCCGCATCAAGCTCGACCTCGGTATCGAGCCGGCGCCGCTGTTCCGGCGCGCGGACACCGAGATCCACCGCTACCGCACGGCGGTCGAGGGACTGATCAACGACATCTTCGCCCGCCTCAACACGGTCGCCTGACCCTCTTCGACGAAGGATCCATTCCATGGCTCAGAAGCCGCTGCTTCTCCTCACCGCTGTCGACGTTCGCCGGGCGACCGAAACCGGCACGAGCATGGCGACGACGATCGCCTCCCTCACGATCCCGCCGATCAATTTCGTCACGACGCCGCACAATCCGGGCGGAGGCGTGATGGAGGTGAACTTCACGCAGCCACGCATCGAAGCGCTCGAGCCCGCCTTCATGGCCAAGGGCATCGACGAGGACGTATTCCGCGGCATGGGGGTGAAGGACACCTGGACGTTCGCGGCCGCCTATCGCGACACGCAGTCCGGCCGGACCGTGCCGGCTCGCGGAATCATCGAGGGCGCCATCACCGGCTGGGAGCCCGACGAAAGCGACCCGGCCGAGTTCAAGGGCTGCAACCATGCCTTCCGCGAGGTGACGCACTTCGAGTTCACGCTCGGCGGAAAGGAGCTGATCTACTTCGACTTCTGGGAGCGCATCGCTCGGCGTGCGGGGAGCGATCTGTTCGCGGAAACACGGCAGGCGCTGGGAGCCTAAGGGCCCCTGACTATCACTGCCTGATCTCGAAACGGATCTGGTTCAGTCCTGTCTCGAAGCGAGCCTGCCAAACGCCGATATTCTGTTCGGCGCTACCGATGGCGACCCCGTCCCTGATCTTTCGGCGCTGGGCATCTTCGTTTGCCTTCGACTGCAGGGCGGCGGCAGTCTTCGGCATTTGGCGGGCTTCGCCTTCTGGCGCGAGCGCTCGCAGGACGCTCACGGTGAAGACGCTCCATCGTGTGATACCGGCCTTGGAGCCGTCCGTAAGTGTGGCGCCGAGCCCCTCGAAATTGCCGTCAGGGCAGGACAATCCCAGCATGATGCCAGGAATGTTCTCGACGTTGATGAGGCCGGGCAGATTGATGCTTTCGGTCCCGTCGAATTCTCGCAGCAGGTCCTTGGTATCTGCGGCTTGCACGCGCGTCTCGAACTCCTTGCACGTCATGGCCAGAGCCATTGCAGGCACAGTGAGCGTCAGAGCCAGCGTCAGTATCAACGTCCGCATGTTCGTCCTTTTTGGAAGGGCGGTTCGACTTCAGGAGCGCAACCTATGATCGATCTTGCCGAACGGGAAGGCCATTTCGAGCGCCTTCGGGTTGCCGCCGACGCTGACGCTGACGCGCTGGCGCCTCCTCATCTCGAGCGATTGCAAGAGGCAGCTCCCAGCGAACGCGAGGTGACTCCGAACGTGACGAGCGTGGATCGTCCCGTGATCGTCTACGACGAGTGTCCGATCTACAGCGCATACCGCCTGAGGTACGCTTTCCACATCAACGGGCAGCGCATCGAGCATCTGTTTTTCGCAGAGCCTTCGTTCGCCGATGTCGAGGACCGCGTCCACGGGCGGATCACCGAGCAGGAACTTCATGCGCGGATGGCCAGCGTCGATGTCGAAGTGCTGCGTGCCCTGAAATGGTGCGATAGCCGCATCGCAACGCTTCTGGCTCGCGCCGTCGCGCCCGATCTCGGGGACGTCTGATTATGGCTCGCTTGGCCAGTGAACTCGTCCTGAGCCTGACGGACCGTGTGTCGGGCCCCGCGAAGGGCGTCGAACGCAGCCTCAGGAGCCTCGACAAGCAGCGCAAGGAGGTCGGTCGTGGCGCTCGCACCACGGCCGAAGACGTGGCCGGTCTAGGAACCGCCCGAAATATGATGCTCGCCGGCGCGTCCCGTGTCCTGGCTCCGGTAGCCGGTGCGCTCAGCGCCGGTCAGATCATCTCTGCAGCAGCCGACTTCGAGACGGCGCTGACGAACATCCAGAAGAAGTCCGGCGCCACCGCTGCGCAGACGGCGAAGCTCGGGGACGAGATTAAGGCGCTGGCGACGTCCGGCGAGCTGGCTGTGCCGATCGAGGAGATCGCGGCCGCGTACGAGCGCGGCGCCGCAGCTGGTATCCCGCTCGACGACCTGCGCCAGTTCGCAGCCCTTTCGGCGAAGGCCGCTGATGCGTTCGAAATGTCGGCGACCGATGTCGGCAACGCATCTGCCGGCTTCAACAAGGTTCTCGGCGTTCCGCTCAATCAGATGCAGCGGTACTTCGATCTGATCAACGGACTCGCTGACGCCGGAATCGCCGACGAAAGCGGCATCGTCGATTACATCGATCAAGCCGGCGCCATGGCGAAGACGTTCGGGTTCTCCGCGCAGGAGACGGCCGCGCTCGGCGCGGCGCTCGCCAACCTGAAGGTGTCGGCTGCGAAGGGCGCGACCGCGACGAACTCGATCCTGACCCGCTTGATGGCGCCGGATGCCCTGTCGAGCGACGGGCGCACGGCGTACTACCAGCTGATAAAAGACGACAAGAAGTTCAAGAAGCAGCTGGCCAGCGGCAAGGCTTCCGAAGCTTTCGTTGAGGTCGTCGACGCGCTCAAGGCGATGGACAAGGAGAAGCGCACCGGCATCATCGTCGAACTCTTCGGCCAAGACCATCTCGACGTGATGACGCAGCTCGTCGAGGGTTCGGAGGAATTGAAGCGCAACCTCGCCTATGCGGCTGGTGACAGCTGGTTCGGGTCGCTCGACAACAGCTACAAGCTGAAGCTCGACGATTTCTGGAGCCAATGGCAGCTGGTCAAGAACGCTCTGGCCGAGCTGACCATTAACGCAGGATCAATGGGGCTCCCCGCCCTGAAGACCGGTCTCCAAGGCTTGTCCAACCTTATTCAACAACTCGACCAAGGGATGAAGCAGCTTGAGGTCCAGATCGACTGGAGCAAGGTGCAAGGTGCGAGAGATGAAGTTGGGAAGCTTGGCGAGGACTTAGGCCGGATACTTGGCATCGACGCAAAGGGCTCGTCCCTGGAGGCTTTCTTCGGAGATCTCGCGAAGGAGATCAACGAGTTTGCGTCTGCCGTGCGAACGGTAGCAAAGGAAATCCGCGATATTGCGGACTTCGCCAATGATCCCATTGGCTTCATGAAGAAATCATCCGTCGATCCGGAGCGGATGCGCGCCGCCGGGATCGAGCCGATGACCGATGAGATGCGCAACCGCATTCGCGCCCAGCAGGCTGCTCAGGAGAGCGAAGCGAACGCGCGAGCTGATGCGGCTCGATCGGACAGCCTCGACGCCTTCGCGATGGGCGACCTTCCTGTAGAGCAGACGCCTCGCGCCGATCGTGGTGGCCGTGTCCGGTCAGCCGATGCAGGATCCTTCGCTCCGGCCATGCCCGCACCCGCGCCGGCGCCGACGTTCGCCGACGTCGGTCGGCGAGGCCTGCCAGTTCCGACGCCACGCCCCGACATTGCGGGAGCAATTGCAGCCGAGGGCGAGGCGGCAGCTCTGAAGGCTCAGGAACTCGGACAGCGGATTTCGGACGCGTTCAGCGTCACGGCCGAGCCGCAGATCGCGCAGGGGTCGATCAACGCCTACATCGGCAAGCTGCAGACGGCGATCGGGTTGCAGAACCAACTGGCCGAACGGGCCGGTCGTGTCGGCGGTGGAGCTGACTACGGCGCTTCGCAGGCCGACATCGAGGACTGAGGGATGCTCTATCAGATCGGCACTCTCTCCCTTGATACTGCACCGTTCAACGTGGACGACGTCGATCGAACGGCGTCGGCCGATTTCGCGGTCAAACCAATCATCGGTGCTGGGCCTCGCCGCGAGTTCATGGGTGAGGGCGACGATGAGATCGCCCTGTCCGGCCAGCTGTTGCCCTTGACGATCGGGGGCCTTACCGAACTCGAAACCCTACACGGTTTCCGCCGCTCTGGACGGCAGCTGCCGGTCATGCGCGGCGACGGCAAGATGATGGGTTGGTTCGCGATCACTCGGATCCAGGAGAAGCACGTCGACCTCGACAGGTCCGGCGTCGGTTTCTCGATCGCGCACACGATCACGCTCATCAAGGTCGGACCTGAGGGCGCGAGCGCCGAGATCGTGCCGGCGCTCCTATCTCTCTTCGGCGCCTTGGGACGCTGACGCCATGCCGACCTCGATGACGATACAGGGCGAGCCGATCCTCCTCGACGAGCTTCTCGCTAAGCTGTTCGGCGCGGCGCTCGCCCGTGACCTTCTGACGGTCGCCCTCGACCTCAATCCCGGTCTCGCCGAGGCGGGGCCGGTCCTGCCCATCGGTCGAACGGTGATCCTGCCGGATCGGCCGGCCACCGTCGTTTCGACGAAGCCCGTCGTGTCGATTTTCGGGAACTGAGCGTATGCCCTGGTCGGTCTCTTGGCGCGTCACGATCAACGGCGAGAACGTGTCGAGCGCCATGCGCCCGTACCTCACCGACATCAGCGTCGTGGACCGGTCGGGAACGTCGTCGGACAGTTGCTCTCTCGCCTTCGACGACACCGACGGCTCGCTGAAGCTCCCGGACCCGAGTTCGAAGCTGTCCGTCGAGCTCGACGGCGTGCCGGTGTTCCAGGGCGTGGTCGATTCGACGCCGTGGGAACTGACCCGCGGCGGCGGGCGGATCCTGCGCGTGACCGCCAAGGGCTTCGACACGCGCGGGAAGGCGAAGGAGGGGCAGCTCTGGCACCTCGACGACGCCAGCCTCGGCGACGCGTTGAAGAAGGCAGGGCGCGCCGCGGGGGTGCCGGACGTGATCGTCGATCCGGCCTTCGCCTCCATGCAGCGCGATTACTGGTCGCCGGATGGCGCCTCGTTCCTTGCCTGGGGCGAGAAGCTGGCGCGCGAGATGGGTGCGACGTTCAAGATCCGCGACGGCCGCGCCGTGTTCGCCAAGCGCGGGCAGGGGCTGGCCGCGACGGGCGCGGCCATGCCGACGATCACGGCCGCTATCGGTCGGAACGTCATCGCCGTGCGGATCGATCCGACGCAGGGGCGGCGGCAGTTCGCCAAGGCGCAGGTCCGCTACTTCGACCGGGACGCCGCGGACTGGAAGGTGAAGGACGTCGAGATCGGTGCCGAGGGAACGGACGCCGCGAACCTCCGCCGCTTCACCGCTGCCGACGAAGACGAGGCCGAAGCGGTCGGACAGGGGCGCAAGTCCGACAGCGAGCGCGAGGGCGCGAACGGCACGATTGATATGGATCTTGAGCCGACGGCGCAGGCCGGCGCGAAGGTGATACTGACCGGCGCCCGGCCAGGCATCGACGGCCAGTACGAGATCGACGGCGTGACCCACAAGGCGGACCGCAGCGGTGGTTCGACGACGAGCCTTGACGTGAAACAACCGGAGAACGGGGCAGGGCGCGACACGCGCACGGCCACCGCCAGCACCGTGCCCGCCAATGTCCCCGTGCCGACGTCCCGGCCGAACTGACCAACCCACATCTCTGGAACTGAAGGACGCTCTTGATGGCCAAGCAGCGATACATTGTCGTGCCCGGCATCCTGTTCGTCGCCGGCGCGCCGGTGCCGCTCGACCGGATCGTCAACCTCACGCCTGAGGAGGCGCGGTTCGACCTTCTGCTCGGGCGCATCTACCTCGACGGGACGCAGCCGCCGATTACGCCGGTCGATCCGGTGCAGGGCGGCGACGTCGTGATCCTGACGCGCGGCGGCATCTCGCAGCCGGTGACACTGGAGCAGCTCGCCGCCTACTTCGGCGGGACCGGCTACCCCTCGCTCGCCCTGTCCGCGATCACCTTCCAGACCGGTGCCGCGGTCAACGCGGTGCTCGCGACGATCTCGGCGCCGGTGGGCTGGACGGTCGCGGCCGAGACGACGTTCGGCGGCCGTATCGCTGTCAGCCCGGACGGCACGAAGCTTCTCGCCGCTCGCGTCGAGACGCTGGCCGTCGCCGGGTCGGCGCGGCTGCGCGCGGTCAGCCCGGACGGGCTGCGCACCATCATAGAGACCTTCCCGCTCGCCTACGAGCTCGCGCCCGTCGTCGCCCCGCCGATCCCGATCGGCATCGCGACCGGCCTTCTCCACGCCTTGCCGCTCGCCCGCGCGGCCTGACCCGACCTCTCCCTCGCGAAGGACCCATCCATGTCCGACAATGTGCCCATCCTCGAGCCGACCTCCGGCAACACCCCGACCGGTTATGTCCAGTCGCTTTCCGCTGCCAAGCAGGTGGGCGGGGCGAACGGTCCAAAGCACCAGCGCGTCCAGCCGACCTATGAGGACGCAAGCGGCGCCCAGCTCGACGTGAAGGAAAGCACCGGCCTCCCGGTGCAGGTCGCCGACGGCAAGGTCGCCTCGATCGGCGCCATGGCGGACGCCGCGGCGAACGCCGGCAACGTTGGCGGTGCGCGCTCGGTCATCTCGCTCCTGAAGGCGATCGCCGCTTGGGCGCTGGCACCGGTGCTCGCCGCTGGCGAGGCGCACCTTGGTCAGGTCGGCGGCGAGACCGCGATCGCGGGTAACTCCTTCACCCGCCCGGCCGACACCACACCCTATGTGCTCGGCGATCTCATCGCGAACAACGTCGCGGCTGCTTCGGTTGTGCCGGTCGACCTCACGGTGGCGCGGAAGAACGCCGGCACGGGTCGCATCCCGCGCGCGCGCCTGACGCGCTCGAAGCCGGAGAGCGGTGCATTCCGCATCCATCTGTTCCGCGCCGCGCCGACGGTGCAGTCCGCGAGCGGCGACAATCTCGCCATCTCGACCGACGGTGCCCTGAACTATCTCGGCGCTTTCGACGTGACGACCGACCGCGTCTTCTCCGACGGCGCGAAGGGCTTCGGCGTGCCGGTGACCGGCGCCTACATCGCCTTCGAGACGGGTGCGGCCACGCAGAAGCTCTACGCGCTCCTGGAAGCGCGCGGCGCGGTGACGCCGGCCTCGGCCGAGACCTTCACCATCGCCCTCGAAGTCGATCGCGACTGACCTGACGACGGCCCCCGGGGCGGCTGATGCCGCCCCACTTCCACGCTCGCGCTGACCGGAGATCTTCATGCCTGCTCATATCGGGGCGCGCCGCGCCATGAACCTTGGTGCCTTCTCCCTCGGCGCGGGTGGCGGGGTGGTGCCGGTAGCTTTCTTCGTCACCAGGACGAAGGACGGATCGATTGGTCAGACCTACAGTGCTGATCCGGGGCCT